AACAATTTAGGTTTGTTAATAATGACGGCTGGTTTTTTAATTGGTCATTTACTAACTTTAATTCGGTTTTCATTTTATTTAGTGATGTTGTTGCATTATTTAACTTTATTTCTAATTTTCTTGTAGCATCACTATCTTTTCCTTTTTCCGCTACCGAATTATTATATGCTTCGGCTAGTGCCGATACCTTTTCTTTTTGTAATTCAATCTTCTTGCTTAATCCATCTGCTTTGGTCTTTAATGAATCTGTATTTCTACCGAATGACTCAAAGGCTGAAGTCGAAGCCTTAATTTGACTATCTAGTAACTTCATATTTTTGTCCATCTTTTTCAAGCCTTCTTCAAACTTTGAGACATCAAACGATAGTTTCAACTTCATTTCCTTTTCCGCCATTTTTTTCACTCTCCTCTTTAGAATATTTCATCAATATAGCCTATTTCATTTTCTTCATTTCCATTGAATCTTTGGTGTATTTTATACCTTGTTTTTATTTGTTTTAACGTCATAGTCCAGAATCTTTCTTCTGGGTATTTCAACACCTGTGTTACTAAAAAAAAGAGCCATTCCCAATCTAATGTGGATGACTCTTTTACTCGTTTTTTCCTTCTTCCTCTTTTTCTATTTCTTCATCTTCTGTTTCTTCATTTTCTGGGAATGCTTCTTCAATTAATTCTGTTATAGCATCCACCACTTGATTGAAATTCTTTGTATCAATTAATGCTCCTGCTTTCATTAGTGTTATTTTCTCATCTTGTGACTTTAGCATCGAATATATAAAAGCCCTGACTGTTTTCATTGGTTTTTCCTTGAAGTTTCCTATTGCTTTCTTTATATCTCCATACATATCTTCCAATTCACATAGTGCATTCATATCTAGTGCTAAATTATATTGCTTACCATTTGATGTTATTGCTATTCTTTTTTCTTTTAATTCTTTTCCTTTCATCTTACTTTCCTCCTAAATATTTCTCTAAACATTTTTCTATTATTTTTTCTTGTTTTGTATGAAATTCTAATACTTGTTTGAATATTCCTATTTTATCTAATTTTTCCCATGGCATATCTACTGCATTTATACCAAAATGTCCATATGCTGATATTCTTTTATAAATCGGTTTTTTTAATTCTAATTCCTTTATAATACCTGCTGGTGTTAAATCAAATTCATTTCTTACTACTGCTTTTATTATTTCTATATCTATATTTTCTGTTCCATAGCATTCTATATCTAGTGCTACTGGTTTGGCTACTCCTATTGCAAATGCTAATTTTACTTCTGCTATTTCTGCCATTCCAGAGGCCACAATATGCTTTGCTATTTTTCTTGTTATGTATGCTCCTGACCTATCTACTTTACTTGGGTCTTTTCCACTATATGCACCACCGCCATGGCTACACACTGGTCCATAACTATCTGCAATTATTTTTCTTCCTGTTAATCCTGTATCTCCAACACTTCCACCTATCACAAATGCTCCTGTTGGATTTATTAGGCATCTATAGTCTTTGTTTAATTTATAATCTGCTACTACTGGGTCTATTATGTATCTTGTTATAAAATCTTTGAATTCTTTTTCGTTATAATCCGCTTCATATTGTATTGAAACCACTATTGTATCTATTCTTTGTTTTTCATTGTCCATTGTCACTTGTGATTTCATATCCGACTTCGCATATTGAAACGTTCCTGTCATTCTCAACATATTTGCTCTTAATAATATTTTAGTTGCGATTTCATGTGCTAATGGCATATAATGTTCTGTCTCTGCTATTGCATATCCTACCATTACCCCTTGGTCACCTGCTCCACCTGTATCTACCCCACAGGCTATATCTGGTGACTGTTTAGAAATGTTTATTTCTATGCTTGGTTTCATATCATATCCTGCTTCTACGAATGCTGACTCTACTATCTTATAAATATCAATTGTAGCGGTGCTGGTTATTTCCCCAGCCACCACTACTTTTTCATCTTTTATAAGTGTTTCAACAGCAACTCGAGAATTGGCATCTTGCTTTAGTAACTCATCTAATATAGAATCTGATATTCTATCTGCCACTTTATCTGGATGCCCTATTCCTACCTGTTCTACTGTCTCAAACATAACTTACACCTACCCTTTTGCTCCTGTTGGTAATGCTGGAACTGTTTTAAACCAGTTGTCTTTTCTTGTTTGGTCTGTGCCTTCTTCATCTTCATCTAATGTTATTCTCCATGCATTATCTGAATTTCTTGAATAGAATGTTCCTTTTAATTTAGGTGTTTTTGACTCTATTTTATCTGTTTCGGTTGCATACTCATCTTCCACTAGTTCGAATTTACCTTTATATAGCCACACATATTTGTACTTGCCATTTGATTTTTTAGACCTAAATCCTATGGCTACTTCTGGTGCTACATCTGTGCTTCTTTCTATAAGTTCCCCATTAACTAATTCTGCTCCTTGTAGTTTGGCTCTAGATTTTAATGTTAATTGGTTTGTTTCAACTTCTATGTCGCAACTATCAAATTTAGAAAGTATTTCTTCCACCTCATCATCTGAATATACTTTTTCACTACTTGACTTTGGTGTTAGTTTTGCAGTTATTGCTCTTTCTAATTTCTCTACTGCATCATAAGTAGTTTCTTCCTCTGTATCTGTTTTTAATAGTGCTATGTGAATATCTCTTAATCCAATTTGTCTTGGCATAATTTAATTCCCCCTTATCTATAGTTAGGTATCCAGTACCTTAACCCTTTATGAAATATTTTTGTATCTTTTTCATATAAATCTTCCTGATCTATAAATCTGAAATTGTTGGCTTCTAATAATTTCTTTGTCTTTTTTACTAGTTCGGTGTAATCTTCCACCGACCAAATATCTATCTGAAAATAATAACCCTCGACCTCAATTTCATCTTCCGAATATTCTTCGTTTTGCATGTTGTATTCAAAAAATGTTATGTAGGTCTTTTCTTTTCCTGTATAAACTTGAAATTGTATTGGTATATTTAATCCTTTTAATGTATCCATAACTATATCATTCATATTCCTAACCCCTTTGTTATTTCATCTATAAGTATCTCGTATGCCTTTTTTTCTTTCTTATCTATTGCAGGCTGCATAAATGGTTTAGCATCCATTTTACTTGTTCCCCATTCTAAATATTTTGAATAAAAGAATTCCGAGTTATCCTCTTTAGTCCATCCAACACTTACTGCATGGTTGCCATCTATTGTTGGTTCTTTATTTATAGGAATATTGTCTTTCAAGTGTTTCTTGTTTAATTTACTTTTGTTAATGTTATTTTGCATTTCATCTCGAATAGGTTTTGCCGCTTCCATTAATGCATTATCTATTATTCCATCTGCCTTACTACCTAGTTTCAAAAGTTCATTTCGTAATTCATCAATTCCTTCAGTTGTTATCTTTACACTCATTGTCGCATTCTCTCGCTATTATGCTTGTAAAATCTTCTAACGAATTAAAGGTTTCATAGCCTATTGCCTCATATAGTTTATTTTTGTATTTTATAAACAAATCATTTATATCTATATTAGGTTCGGCACTTTTTCTTATAATGAATCTTTTTTCATCTGGTATTTTCTCGTTGGAACTTTGAATTCTTTCGGTTATTTTTACTTGCTCTACTTTTGACCATATTTCTTTTAGGTCTACGAACTCATTTCCCTGGAATCCATTTTTATTTATAATGCTTTTCCTTTGCACTGGTGTTATCCTATTCTTCATTTGTGCTAATTCCATTTTCTATATCCTCACTTGTTTTTAACTTCAACATTATGGCATTAAATATTAGTTTTAATGTTGTATTCTCTTTGCCCTCTGTCAAACCACGATTGTTATACAGCATCCCAATTAGCATTAATTGTGCATTCTCAAATAGTGCCGAATTCTTATTGTTATCATTGTCTAGTCCTGATGACACGTATTGTTCTGTTGCTAATATTAACGAATTCAAATAATTATCTTCTGCATTGGTGTCTATTTTCAAATATTCCTTAACTTTTTCTAGCATTATTATCCACCCCTTTTATAAATAAATTAGAGGGGTTTCCCCCTCTGTTCTTATCCTTCAGGCTCTTCCTCTGGATTTTCTTCTACCGCTGCTGGTTGAACTGCTGTAGTATCAATTGTTAAATTCAAATAAGCATCGGCATCTTTTAGTACGGCATCGTATCTTTCTATTGCTCTTAAGTATGTTATATTCTTTGTAAATCCAGCCTCTTTAGATGTTGCTAATTCGTATTGTTCCCTATCCATAAACTTAATTGCTTCTACAAAATTACCTATTAGCACAGGGAATGTAGTAGTTGAAATGTTTGTTAGGTTGGCATTTGAGAATTGTTCTATTCTAATACCTGCTAACATTTTCTTTGTTTTGTCTGTTGGATCAGGTTGTAATAATGGTCTACCATTATTGTCCTTTTGTTTATCTAGGAAATTGAATCCGCTTTGGTTAGTTACTACTAAAGCACCATCTAGCAATTCTGGGTCTAAATCAAGATTTATCCTTTCTTTGATGTCATCTATACTTGTTACTGGTGTAGCATTTTTACCTTCTTTCAATGCTTTGAATATGTCTTTGTTTTCTGTCTTAACGGCTTTTCTAGAGAACCATTTTCCTATATATTTTAACAAACCGCCTGTTTCATCTGATAACAATTGGTTTGTTATTGGTAGCAATGCACCTTTGTCCTTTATCTTATAATCTTTTTTATCAAAGTCAGGTAATTGCTCTGGTATGTTTCCACCCTCTGTCAAATCTTCAAGTTCTGTTAATGTACTTGTTTTTTCAAATACAAATGAACCTGAATTTGTTGTTGTTGGTTGAACATCTACAAATTCTTTCATTGACTTATATTCTCTTTTGTATTCGTTAATTTCGGTTTTAACATCTTCTGGCACTATATATGCACCTGAAATATCAGGACTTGATGCTTCCCCTTCTTTTAACACTGCTCTTTCTTCTGCTGTTAGTCTTTTTCCTCTTAATGCTTTTACTAGGATGCTTCTTGCTTCTGGTTTCTTTTCTTCTTTTTCTACTGGTTCTAAATCTTCAACGTCTGTTATTTCTTCTTCTAGCGCTTCAAGTTTTTCCATACTTGAAATCTTTGTTTTGATTTCTTCTGCTTCTGCTGTTATTGCCCTTGCTTCTTCAACTTTACCATCTTCTATTAGTCTTTTTGCTTCTTCTACCTTTTTAGTTAGGTTTTGTCTTAATTCTAATAATTTCTTTTTCATACTTATTCTCCTTTACTTTATATAAAAATAAACCTGTAGTTTATACAGGTTATATTTCTAATAATTTGATTTTTACTTTTAGCATTTCTGCTTCATCTTGTCTATTGCTTTTGTTTTTGAATTGCTCTAGACTTCTTTTGCCAACTTCACTTGTTTCGTAGGCTGGGAATGGTGTCGGTGATATTTCTACTAAATCTATATCTAGTAAAGTCCTAATATATATATCTTCTTCCTTAATGTATTCCCAGCTGTCGGCTCTTACATTAAATCCAAACGATACCCCATCAACATCTCCTCTTGATATAGACTCGTATGCATTTCGACCAGTTTCGGTATCTGGTAAATCTAATTCAAAATAAAGCCCTATGTCATCTTCTTTTATTCTTAATGTTTGTGACTTTGTAGAACCTAACACTAGATTTGTGTTATGATCCCACAATGCTTTTATGGTGTTTTCTTCAAGACTTTTTGCAAATGCTCCTACTGCTACTTTCTCGAAAAATTCATCATATAGCATTCTACTTCTTTCATTAAATTTGACCGCATATCCTGCAACTGTCATCTTTTGTGTGTCATCCCTATTGCGAATTTCAAGATTTAATATTGGCATATATCTTAATTCTCTATCCACTATTACCACCCCCTTTTGCTTTATTTAATTGGTATTCATCCATCTTTTCTAGTGACACATAATTTAGTGAAACAAAATGTTTATCTCCATTTTCTATAGAATCTTTTTCTTCTAATTCTCTTACTTCGTTTATCGAATAAATTCCTAGTTGTATCATTTTTTCGTAATATGTGGCTCTGGAACTACTATCTCCACGAAGTATTGAATTCAAGTTGTATTTTATATAGTAACCTGCTTGTATATCATCTGTAGATAACAATTGATATTGTAATGTTTGCTCCCAACTTACCAATAGTGGTGTAAGGGTATCTCTAACAAATTCCATCGATTGCTGCTCTATATTGCTGAAAGTTGCTTTTTCTAGTTCTCCTAGCATATGTGGTGGTATGTTGAATATCTTTGCAATTTCTGACACTGTGAACTTTTGTGTTTCTAT